ACAGTTAACAAATACATAACTGAGAACGTATTTTTGAAAATAGAAAAAACTATAGAATCTAATACTAATAAACAATTAACGCACATTATTCAACATATTAATATAATAAAAAAGAGCAAAAAACAAAAAAAGTTTTCCATAACAAACACAAGTAAACAATTAAATGTAACTAATATAACCCAATATTTAAAAGAGAATCAGGAGGACGAATCCTTACTTTGCGAAGTTTATGATGAAATAAACGAAAGCAATTCATTATCTTTAATGAAAACCAAAAATGAAATAAAAACTCTTAATTCTAACATTTCACAAATCGAAAATTCAATGAAATTAATCATGGAAACATTGGATGAATCAATATACGGACATTCTCATGCAAAAAACCAAATTATGAAAATAATTGCACAATGGATGAGCGGCGAGCAAACTGGCTATTGTTTTGGGTTTGAAGGTTCTCCAGGAGTTGGTAAAACTTCGCTAGCAAAAAAAGGATTATCAAATTGCTTAAAAGATGAGAATGGCGGTTCAAGACCTTTTTCTTTTATTGCATTGGGTGGATCATGCAGCGGATCATCAATAGAAGGTCACGGATATACTTACTTAAATTCCACATGGGGTAAAATAGCCGACATTTTGATGGATTCAAAATGTATGAACCCAATTATTTACGTGGATGAGTTAGACAAAGTAAGCAAAACAGAGAACGGAAAAGACATTTTTTCCATATTTACGCACCTTATAGATTCAACACAAAACGACACATTCCAAGACAAGTATTTTTCTGGTATTGATCTTGATTTATCAAAAGCTCTTTTTATTTTTTCTTACAATGATCCAGATCAAATAGACCGTATTTTACTAGACAGAATACACAGGATTAAATTCGACAATTTATCGATAGACGACAAGATGGTAATTGTTCGCAAATATATTATGCCAGAAATAAACAAAAAAATGGGATTTGAGAACATAGTTGAAATGTCAGATGATATAATCGAATACATAATAGAAACATACACTATGGAACCCGGTGTAAGAAAATTAAAAGAATTATTGTTTGATCTGTATGGTGAAATAAATTTGAATATATTAAAATCTTCGTCTGAAAACATTTATGAATTACCAATACAAATAACCAAACAGAATTTAGAAAACAAATTTTTAATAAAATACAATAAAATAAATGATAAAAAAATTCACAACAATCCTGAAATAGGAATAATAAATGGTCTATGGGCAAATGCATTAGGAAAAGGTGGGATAATACCCATACAAAGTTTATTTTATCCATCATCAGTATTTTTAGATTTGAAATTGACAGGTCTACAAGGTGATGTTATGAAAGAGAGCATGAATGTTGCAAAAACACTTGCGTGGAATTTAACTGACGATAATACAAAGAAAAAACTCTTAAAGCATTTTGAAGAAACTAAATGCCAAGGTCTACACATACATTGCCCTGAAGGCAGCGTTTCTAAAGATGGACCATCTGCTGGAACAGCAATCACTATAGCAATTTATAGTTTATTAAACAAAAAATTAATTAAAAATGATGTGGCTGTTACTGGGGAAATAAGTTTAAATGGCGAAATAACGTCTATCGGTGGACTAGATATCAAAATACAAGGTGGTATTAAATCAGGAATAACAACGTTTTTATTCCCAAAAGCTAACAACAAAGAATACAATGACTGGCGTATAAAAAACAAAAACAAATATGAAAATATAAAATTCATTGAAGTATCAAAAATTAAAGAAGTATTTGAATATGTTTTCGCATAAAAAAGTATTCTCTTACTATAATATACAAACAGTTTAGAAAAATGGAAATAAATATTGTATCATTCACATATCTATTTTTACGTTTAGCACCATTCATACTTGTATCATTCTTTTCATTATCTTCAATATTTAATCAAGATTTTAAGGGATTAGTATATTTGGTTGGATTATTGTTTGCGTGTTTTATAATTATTTTTGTAGGAAATATATTGCCACCAAATCTTGGTCCTAGCACAAAAGGTGATATTTGCAATATGATAACCATTAATCAAACAGGAGAAATATCAAAATTACCATTAGGCCAAGCTGTTTTTGGGTACACGTTTTTTTATTTATTATATAGTATTCTAGTTAACAAATTTGTGAATCAAAATTATCCTACTCTTATTTTCTTTCCTCTATTAATTTTGTTTGATATGAGATGGAATTCTAATCCACAAAACTCATGTTATTCATTGATACAATTATCCCTCTCTTTAATTCTAGGTGGTTTATTTGGTGCATTGTGGGCCTATATAATAGACAAAACTAACAGCAAAACTTTACAATATTTTCCAGGTCTTAACAACAAAGAAGTATGCAGTGCTCCATCTTCATCTACATTTAAATGCGCTGTTTACAAAAATGGTAAATTGCTTTCTAAAAATTTAGGAACGCCACACGGCGAAAAGTAAGAATTATTTTATCAAATATGGATAATATAATTAAGGGTCAAAATATTGAATTTTATTAGAAAACCAAATTTTTAATAGAGCAATAGTTCTAGTCCTATGCATAGAATTAGAAATAGCAGTCACGTTAAAAGATTTATCCTGAAAAAAAACAAAAAAATTGTTTATTACATTAACAGTTATCGCTTTCGAATACTTTTCATTAAGTTGATCATAAGGAAAAATAGGGTTTCCTTTCATAGAACTAACATCATTGTGAAATTTGAATAAGAAATTTTTAAGATCATCCTTGGTTTTTATTGAATTTATGTTAACTTTTTTTACATACTCTGATGCGTGAGCTTGACATTTTGGGCATGGTAAGTTGTAACATATAGAAAATATGTTACCGATTAGCTCATTTTTTATTTCTAAAAAATACTCATCCTTAACCTTTTGTGCCAATGTATGAAATAAAAACCAGGTTGGTTCACCCCAAAGCATTTTAGATTTTTGAGTTGGCTGAATAACCGGATCAACTACTATGTCTCTCGCTATTTGTCGTTGAACAGAAATTCTGTTAGCAAATTGGTGCTGAATAATGGGTTTAGGGTAATTTTGCTGTATATTGTTTTTATTATTGTTGAAAAAAACCAGGTTCATTTATATTAATGTATATATTTTAACTGTAAAAAATTCTAAATACTAATAAAGAACAAATATAAAAATATATTTTAAATATATATAAAAATGGAAACAAAAGATCAATTAATAAAATCAATAAAAGATTGGGTAAAACTCGAAAATGACATTAAGAAATTACAGAAAGAATTAGTCCTGCGGAAAAATGAAAAAAAGGATATTTCAAAAAATCTAATCGAAGTTATGAAAAAGAATGAAATAGATAATTTCGACATAAACAATGGACAAATATGCTACAATAAAAAAAATGTAAAAAAACCAATCACGAAAAAAATATTGATGGACATACTAGAGAAGTATTACAAAGGAGATACACTTAAAGCAAGTAATTTAAATAATTTTATTCTTGATAATAGAGAGGAAGTAATAAAAGAATCAATAATTCTTAAATCTAATAAACAATCTTCTTAGAAAAGACCTAATTCTGGTATAGTTACCATTTCATTTTGTTTTACACACTTCGCTATAATTGCTGGATTCTGCTTCCCTTCAAGGATATCTTCTGTTTTATAGACATTATTAAACTTGTCGATGTAATAAACGATACCGCAAACTTCTTGTGCAACAACCTCTAGCTTTTGAATGGAATTCTCACAAGTTTCGTCAGTTTGGAAAAACCCATGAGGAGTTCCTTTAACATGCGTTCCACAATAGTCACACTTACTTTTTCTACGACGGGTACATTGTTCGCCATTCGCTCTCTTAGCGTTACATCTGTTATTTACAGGAATTGAATTCTTAATGCGCTTACGCTTAATCAGATCATCTTTTATTAACGAAAGACGCTCATAATCATAAATAAACTCCAATATTTCATTCACCTTATTTTTCTCCTGAAAATCAATTTCAGATAACTTAGTTCGAATACTGTCTTTAAATGACGTAACGTAGGTCTCAATTTTCTTATTCAATCTCTTCTCCATTTTGCCTTTATATAGTAAGTTAAATAATAATATTTATTTCAATTTTTTAAATATTATTTATTAGGGGATATAAAGACGCGATTCATCCCACTCAACTGGGCGAACCTTCTTTTTACCGTCATAAGGGACAGCATATTTATTATCCAACATCCATTTGTTAATATGTAGTTCCTCCAAATAAATATCAGCCAATACTCTTCCATATTTTTCTGTACCTAGATTTTTTAAAACAATTATTTTTCCGAATATTAAATTATGCAGAGCATCCCTTGCCTCTATTGCCAATGACTTTTCTTCTTCTGTAATTCCTTTTATTTCCGGTGAATCAATACTTCGCAAACGAACTGAAAATCGATAAAACGGTAAATTTGAATTAGGTAATTTGGATGCAATTGTAATAGTGTCGCCATCATAAACCTTTACAACTTTACCTTCTTCAATTGGTGGTATAAATCTTTTAATATCAGAATATTCTACATTTTTTAAATATTCATCATTTTTTGTAATGTATTTTGAACTACTTAACAGCCGATTAGTTAGATTTGTTCGATTAGGATTTAACGAATTATAACAAATCACTTTACTCACATTAACAAACAACGCAAAAAATGTAAAAAAAGATATATTCATTCAATATAAAAAATATTGAAGTAAGTATACCCTAAACGTATATTTATTATTTTCCGAACATTTCGTAGAGTTTCTTAAAAACATTACCTGCGTCAATGCAAGCAAAGCGTAAATGCTGAGCAACCATTCGTTTATCTGCATTTTTTAAATAAGCTATCCTGATCACGCTATCATCATTATGAGGATGAAACTTTTTGAACCCACAGTAGGTAAATATTTTCTCATTGAGATAATATTTTTCATACAGAATATATTCAAGAACCTTACCAATTGTATAATCTTCATTTTCCAATACAATATCAAAGCAAAAGTCCATAGTCGTTTCACTATTATTGATAGGAACTCCATCCGAATCAATAAGTTGCATCAAATTAATTAACTTATCGTGCAATATTTTACATGCTTTTTGAATAATTTCTCTGTTTTCAAAAACACCCAATGTTTGAAGAACAAAATCAAAGCTATCAGGAACAAAATGACGCTGGGCATCCAATAAATAAAAGTTTTTCTTTTCAAACTCGATTTCGTCTGCTGATAATTTTTCAGAAGCTAATTTGTTAGATTGTTCTTCCCATACTTCGTCTATTCTTTTCATATCAGGAGTATTTCCGTATGAACATTTTGATACAACATTAAACATACTATTATCTTTTGCGCAGCGAACAGAAAACTCGCATGTTAATTTTATTTGTTCACCAGGAATTGTGTCGGATATCTTGGGACGAATTCTAGCAAAATCAATAAAACTCTGGGTTTTTTGGTTAGCAGGAAATATGCGTCTAGTTTCGTCTTTCGATAGAAAGTTACCGTTTGTTTTGTTGCGAATTCTAAAATGTTCTGTAGTAACTATAATCATATTGTCAGTTTCGTTTTTCATATCTAGATCCAGAATGTAAGACTCTGGTAAAATAGTAAAGTCCTTTTCATGAATAGGAATGCAACTCAATCTGTGTTTTAGTATTTCGTTATGCAATCTAGTAGTATTTACCATAATATTACATTGATTATCGTTGTATGTTTCAGTGTAAAATGCAAGAGTTGGGATATCTGACAATATAGTTCTACGGATTGCGTTGGCTAAACTAACGTTAATATTTTGGATCGTTACTTTGTAAATATCGCCAGTTTCGGAAATGTTAGAAATAGTTGGATTCATGATTATAAATTATAAGGCTATTATTTTATATAATTTATAATATTAATATTGAATCAATTTTTTGTTATATTCTTCAATCATTTCTTTGGTGGATAAATATGTATGTGAGTTCCCTCAAATTCATTCATTTTTACAGGCTTTTTTGTTACAGGAAATGGAACAGGTAAGATTGGGTGTGGTGGGACAGGATGTTTTTGTAATTGAGATGGGTCAATATCTCTGTAATAATCCATATCATCTGACAACAATCCATAATCGTAACCATCATAAAGATTATAAGGGTATCCATATCCGTATCCATAATAAGGATCATAACGAAAGCTCCTTTTCACATCATCTTCATGGTCAATCGGCTTTTCTTTAATATCAATGTCACGATAAAGGTAAGGATAATATGGTGGACGATGAGGGTAAGGATAAGGGTAAT